ATCAATTGTAGCAACGTCATTGTTGAGAGAACCTATACGGGCTCTCTGCTTATTGATGTCTTGGTCGAATAAATCGACACCGAACTTCAATAACCTACTTTTGATATAACCGCCCAAAGCTTTTTGATAGATACCGTTTAACGACGGTTCTATCACTATAGGGCGGTGCGTCTTCCAGTTTTTTGGTACAAAAGCCAAACGTCCAGCATTGACAACGACTTCTTTATGAAGGCGCAGCCAATGAGGTACGTTTTCCAGATAACCTAATAAATAGGATGACTGGATAAGGTCTTTTGACACAGAAGGACAATTATTCAATTTGAAGCGCGGGCTAGTCGAACTTTTAACATTCGAGCTAGCCCCCGGACCAAATTGAAGACGAAGGTCAGCGATCGACGGAACTTGTCCTAAGATTTTGGAAGCTTTTTTCGCAGCGTAATGAAGTATTACGTCACGCTCGCTATGAGAACTTCCTGATCTAAAGGATTCGTTAATGTCGGCGCATGACTGCTCGGATTCCCAAAATTTAAGTACTGCGGCCCGTAAGGGGTCAACGGAAAGATCCTTAAAGCTTCTGTTCTTCGATCGAAGAGCATGAAGTTGTAGGATTGCGTTGACTCCGGGGTCGTAAACACTTGTTTTGAGATCAATGCCGTCTCGTAGTTCGCATAGATCTTTCCAAGAAAGATCAGCGTACCGAGGACAGCAAAGACGAGCAATGTCAGAAAGAACATTTTCGTTTTCATCGGGGTTCCAAGGTGAAAAGAATCCATCTAAAGATGTATTCCGTGAAACTGTTAAAACAGATTTCATGATAACTCCAAAAGGGATTGTTAATTAGAAGGGTGGTGACACGTTATCGACTGAGTCGATGACGAGAGCATTCCCTAATAAGTTTGCCAAACGAACGCGTAGATCTTTCCGTTGAGCCGCACTACTGCGGTTCGGAAGGATAAAATCTACTGTTGCGCGGCAAGTATAATCCACTTTTGGAATAGCCTTGTAACCTTCGCTTGAGGTTCCGAGTGCGCTTTCAGCAGGTAAATCAACTGTAATACGCATACGAGACATACCAGAAGCCATCGGATTTAACTTACTTGTAAGTTTAATCGATGGTTGACCAGCCAAAGATCCCGCTACGGTGTTTTCACGCCATACGGTAAGATCATTTGAGTTGGAGATTGGTGAGTACGTATGAGATACAGGGGTTGCCGCTGAATCTAAGATTGCAATATTGGCTAAAGCTGCCATGATAGTTCCTTTCAAAAGGAGGGTTGTTAAATAATGACGAAAGTCATTTCTTAAGTTGCTGTAGCAGAGCTGCAGCATTGAGTAGCCTGTCAATATTAAGGTGTCCAATAGGATCCCAAGATATTGACTCGAGATTAAGGAAAGCACTTTTGGTACT